AGTTGGTCCACATGGGCTCGTTCATGCCCGCTCTCCTTCGGTGTGTGTGACGTGGTTGGCGTTCGAATAGGTGCCGGGCTCGATCGGGGTCACGCCCAGCAGGGCCAGCGCGCAGGCCATGGCCTCGACCTCCTCGACCGTGACCAGGGTCGCGCCGCGCTTGCCCCAAAGGTCGACCTTGCCGACGCCGCGTCCGGCGAGCGTCAGCAGGTCGGGCCCGGCGAAGCGCGGGATGTCAGCTTTCGCCATGGCCGCCCCCCTTCGTGAACCGGGGGCAGGCGCGGCAGGCGCGATACATCCTGACGCGCTCGCTGTTGATGTTCGAGAACGTGACCGCCCGGCGCATCCAGTCCTGGCAGTCGTTCGTTCCGATCTCGCCGAGAGCCGGGCACTGGATGACCGCGCGCATGTAGGCGCCGCGCACGATCTCCTCGACGGCTTCATAGCTGCCCTGGTAGGTCCGGCCCAGGACGGCCGAGACGAGCGAGGGCGAGCGGTGCAGCCGTGCGGCGACCTTGTTCTGGCTCGCTCCCGCACATTCCTCTGCCAGGCACTGCACCCAGTCCGGCAGATCCGGGCCCCAGGCAGCGCGGGCCTTTTCGACCGGCCCGCTCATTGCGTGCCTCCCGCGACCGCATGGGCCGTTCGGGTGTTCGGGTCATAGACCTGCCGGACACGCTGCACCTGCGGCGCCCTGGGCCCGGTCGCACGGATCAGCCGGTAGCGCGCGGGTCGCGCACTTGATGGGTCGGCCTTGACGACCAGGCGCAGAAAGCCGGCGGCGAACAGCCTCTTGCAATAGTCCTTGGCGGTGCTTTCCGGGATCTCGATCGAGGCGTGATGGACCAGATCGACCCAGTCGAACTCCTTCAGCATGGTCATGGCACGCCAAAGCTGCGTCGTGATTGAACCCTGAGTGACCGGGCTGCCATCGGCCCGGACGCGCGGTGCATGATGACCGACGTCGTTGACCAGCACCCAGGTATTCGGCCGCCCCGGCTTGCCGGGTGTGGCCGTCAGGTATTCGCCAGCCGTCAGGGCGCGGAGATAGCGCAGCACCGTGGTGCGATTGACGCCAGTCTGCTCGACAATCGCCGTGACGGTGATCTCGCTCGGAATAGATTTGATCGCCAGCCAAAGCTCCTGGCGACCGGTGGCCTGATCGACCGGCAGCCGTCCGGTTTTCGCTGTCCCGCTCATGCCCCCGTCCTCCGGGGCGTCGGCGCCTCGCCCACGAAGAACTCGATCTTTGGCACGTCAGCCATGGTGATCTCGTCGCGGCCGGTCTCCAGCGAGTGGAGCTTCATTTGGTTGAGGTTGGTGACGATCCGCCGGTAGTTCGCGGCCGATTTTTCGAGGATCACCTGCAGCACATCCTCGCCGATCTTCAGCGCGGGCTGCTTCAGCCGAGCGAGGATCGCGGTCTCGCGCAGGTCGGCGGGCTGGGCCGCGGGCCAGCCGAGCATCCGGTTATGGATGCGCTCCCAGCGCTTCAGCTTCTGGGGCAGCATCTCCTCGCCGATCAGCACCATCGCGCTGCCGTGCGAGCTCACATAGATGTCGTGGACCACGCCCATCATCTCGTCGCGACACAGCTGATGCGCCTCATCCAGCAGCAGCGGCCGGCCCGATTTTGCCAGCTCCTCGCCGATCTGGTCGACCATGTCGCTGATTAGGCCCGCCGGCGTCAGGCCAAGGGCCTCGGCGACCTTGCGCACAAAGACCTTGCGCGACCAGACTGACTTCACCTCGACCCAGCAGGCGTCATAGACCTGCGCATTGTAGGTCGCTGCCGACGACTTGCCGTACCCCGAAAACCCGTGAAAGCAGCCCATGCCGGGCATGTCCGGCTCGCGGTGCTGCAGTTGCTGGATCAGCGCGCCCAGAAGCTTGACGTTCCGTAGTGGCGCGACGTTCGCGATATTCCTGTTGTTGATCTTTTCCGTTCCGTCCAACATGCTCGTCCTCTCCGTTTTTTGGCTGCCGGGGGCCTCGTCCGCCCCCGGCAGCACCCCCATCACCCGATGGCCACATCCCCGTCGCGGTCGTACATGGCGCGCTGCGCCCGATAGACCGGATGGGCCTGCATCCGTTGCCAGAAGGCGAATTCCTCGTCCGTGACCGGCGCCCCGGCCTTTGACCGCTTCTCGATGTCGAGGACGCGCCAGAAACGCGCGGCCTCCGTTTCAGGCTGCGGCTCAGTGGGCTTCGGCGCGAAATCGACCTGAAGCACCTGCCGCAGTTCCTCGTCGCGCGACGTGTCCGGCACCGGCACCCGCCGCTCGATCTGCCGTGCGGAAGCGCGCGGTGGCACCATCGCCACCACCTTCGCCTCCAGCGGCTCGGGCTCGGGTCGCGGCATCTCCGCCAGCTCGCGCGCATACTGATCGACGGGCACGGTCCTGAGCGCGTTGAGAAGCTTGCGCTCGGCGCCCTTGACCTGGCTCTGCCAGCGCGCATGCGCCTTGGCCGACGCGACATCGAAAAATCCGACCTTCTCGCGGCAGGCCGCCTGACCGAGGAACTCGCCCTGCAGCGTGTAGAGATAGACGCCGGCGTGGAGGTTTTCGGGATCGAACCGCGCGACGACGCGCTTGCCTGCGAACTCGCTCATCCAGTCGGACCAATAGCCGTTGCGGAAAAGCGTCAGCCCGCCGTGCTTGCTGTGCAGGCGCCGCACCTCTTGTCCCATCATCCAGAGCCTGCGCTGTTCCTCGGTCGCTTTCCTGATGGGCGTGGCCTCGTAACTTGCAGCGAAGGTCTCATCGAAGGACCGACCGCGCGCCGTCTCTGACAGCCGGCCGTCCCGGGCATTGTGATCGGCGATGCCGCGATCGATGACCTTCAGGAAGTCGGCGAGCGGGATGGCCCGGCTGCCATAGTCCTCGGGTTTGGCGAGCGGGTTCCGCCCGACATAGGCCCCGGCGAAGGCGGGATGCTTCGAGATGTGCTCGGCGAAATCCCGGAACCCGCGCTCGACCGGCTTGGCCTGGCCGTGGCCCGGCGTGGCCCAGTGAACCGTGATCCCCATCATCGGCAAGACGCCGAGCGGATCATCGTCGCGGATCGTGAAGCGGAACCGCGATTTGGCGCCGCCGGTCAGCCATTTGTTGGCGAATTCGTGGCCGTTGTCGAAGAGGCAGTGCTTCGGGATACCCCATGTCTCGATCAGCTCGCCAAAGGCCGACATGACCGACACCTTGTTCGGGGTCAGATCCAGCCGCCAGGCGAGGATCTTGCCGGAATAGAGGTCCTGGAACGCCACCACCTCGGGCCGGACCGGCAGGTCGATGCCGGGCCAGCGCACGAAGACATCGAACTGGTGGCAGTCGGCGTTCACACCTTCGAGCGCCGTCAGGCCCGATCGGTCGCGGATCTGCGGCGGGAAGCACTGGGCAAGACCACGCTCGCCCTGCCGCGCGAAGACCTGCGTGACGCGGGGCACATTGGCGTCCATCCAGCGCTGCGCGGTTTTCAGGGTCAGATGCGTCCAGCCGGATGCCTCGGCCAGTTGAACCGCCCGTGTCCAGCAGGACCGGAAACTCGGCTCGCCCAGGCGCAGGAAGTCAGTCTTCAGTCGGTCCAGAAACTCCGGGCTGCAGGCGGCATGGCTGCGCTTTGGCGCTGCGGCACGATGGCGCGGCGCGATGTAGGGCAGCCGATCCGCCGGATCGATGCCGTCAATCAAGGCGAGCCACCCCCAAAGCGTGCGCGCCGAGACGGGGCGGCCATCGGCCGTTTCGGCCGTCGCAACGCTTTGGACCGCCAGATAGCGGCCCATAGGCGCCGTCAGCGCCTCGACACGCTGGACCATCATCAGCCGTTGCCGAGCCTGCTCTTTCACGGCCTCGGGCAGCCCGTCGAACCAAGCCCAGGCCTCGCCACGATCCTGCCGGGCGGACAGCGTCGCGACAGCGCCGGCCGCCTTCAGGAGAGACGCCTGCGCGCGCGACGGGAAAAGCCGCCAATGATACTCCCAGCCGCCACCCCGCCCGGCGCGTCGGCGGGCATGGACCGGATCGGCCTGCCAGCCCAGACGTTCGACCATCTTGTTCACGGCGCGTTTGCTTGCCGGCAGGTCGGGCAGACCTCCGGTCGCAATCTCATCCGCCGTCCACCAGGTCTTTTCGGGCTCGGCTCGGCGCATCACTTTTCCGCATCTCCGTCACTACGCAGGGCTGCGACGTCTGCCTCGTCCCGCTTCCCCGCCTCGTCCACGACGAGCGGGCTCAGCTCCGCGAAAACCTCAGAGACGAACCGCCGACGGGCCGCCTTTGGCGCCCGTTTCCAGACGTCGAACAGTCGCTTGAAGGCCGCATCAACCGGGTCATGAACGATGGGGTCCGTGTGGCCGTGCGCCGCCGCATATTGCTGCCTAGCGGTAGCAACCTTAGCGGCCTTGCCCTCAGCTAGCATGTTCACGACGGCCGATCGCTCGTCGGCGTCGGAAATCTTGCCAATCTGCTCGATGTCCTTCATGGACGTTTTCCGGGGTGCAGCTCGCAACTGATCGGCCTCGGCGCGGCTGATCCGTCGGCCCGCCGCCGCCATCTTCTGAACCTGCCGGGCGGATATCCCGCGTTTATCTGCAATGGTTTCAGCAAACGAACTAAGTTCGGTTGCTAAGCCGTGGCGCGCCAGTGCGCCGGCGACGCCGCGCTTGGTCTCTGGATGCAGGCGGTGATACGCCTCCTCGTAGGCGGCGAGAAACAACGCTTCATCTAGCGGCGAAAGGGACGCGCCAGCCAGGTTCTGGCCGGTCTCTAGCGCTTTCGCCTCCTGGTCCGTGCAAAGGCATACCCGCACAGGGATATCGAGTGCACCGCGCCGCCGCATTGCCTCGACGCGGTGCGCGCCATCGACCAGGAAGAACCCATTCCGGGTCTTGCGGACAAGCACTGGCGTAGTGAACCCGTGCTCCTCGATCATATGCAGCAATGCCTCGACGCCTGCCTCCGAAACCGGCCGAATGCGGTCCTTCACCACGATATCCGAAAGGGTCAGAACCCTCGGTTCGGCGGGATACTCAGCCATTTTTCGGACCCCTCGTCATTCGGTAGTAAAACCGCCGCATCCCGTTCACGGTGCGGACCGCACAGTCGATCTCGGCGCCGTGCTGGCGCAGTTCGGATATGCAGGCGCTGGCCGCCATTACCCGCGCCCGCCGGACGATGTCGCGGGTGGTGTGCTC